CATCTAGCTCAGACAGGATTTCTTATACCTGTTCTGCTGGTACTGATACTGCTGACTTTGACATCTATGTAATGTACTTGGAGATGTAAGATAACAATAACCAATTAACTCAAGGTGGGGCTTACATGAAAGACTGTAATCCCCACCAATTTGAAAGGATTTAATCATGTCACAATATTTTCTTCAGGTGCTACAGGCTATGGCTGGTGGCGCACACGGATTAGGAAAATACAAGAAAGCAAGAGTATCAGTCCCAACCGCCGCTACAGAAACCGACTCTGGGATTGTACTGCCAGCAAAGGCAGTAGTTACAGATGTTTGGATTGACGTTATTACCGTTGATGCAACTGAAACGGTTGCTGTCGGAACAGACTCAACTGATTCTGGCGATGCCAACGGATACCTTACTGCCGCATCTCTGGCAACTGCTGGATTAGTTCGTCCGATTATGACTAATGGCGCACTCACAAGAGGCGCATTGCTCGTTGATGACGAAGATGGTGCTGGAGCATTAGTTCCAGTGTGTGATGTTGCAAGTGGTGGCAAGAAAGTTACCGTTACAACTTCTGCTGGTACAGATACCGCAGTATTCGATGTCTACGTAGCATATTACGAAGTATAGGAAATAGATAAATGACTCCATCAGAAATGCTAACATTACTGGGTTATCGCTTAGAAGACCCGCAAGGTGACGTTTACACGACTGCCTTAAAAGTACTGATGATAAACAGGGCGCAAGCGCGTGTATATACTGAACTTAACGAACATGTCGTTCCTGAACTTATGGAGAAAGAAGCCGCCGTATCATTAACATCTGGCGCATTTGACCAGACAGGTTTGACATATACGTTACTTGGCGGTATTTCTGGTGGAGTTGATTCTATAAGATTGGTTGATTATGACTTTACGCACAAAATTAGCCTCGATGAATGGCGAGAAAGCGTTAGTCGTTCTATCACATATACTAGTTCTTCTGGTAAGCATTATTTTCTGGGTAGCAAGTGTTATGTACTTCCTGATGATTATGATGTTGACGTATACTACAAGAGGCAACCTGTTCAAGTTTCTGTTTCAACAAGTGGAACGCTAGTTGTTGGGCAGGATTATATCATAACAACATTCGTGGCTGGTGATGACTTTGCCAATGTTGGTGTGGCATCAAACGCAACTGGTGTCGTATTCACTGCAACTGGAACGACTCCGACTACTTGGAGTAATGCAAGCACGTTAACTGTTAACGCCTTCACGGTGGCCTCTGAGTTGGTGCTTGATGCTGTTGCTTATATGGCCGAGTCCTTGTGCTGGCATGTAAACAATGACTCACGCGAGGGTTCTGCACTTGAGCAAGCCGCAAGCCTGATTGAGACACTTAATACTACTATTACTGCCACAGATGCCAATGACAATGATGACGAATACTATTACGGTAGTGACTCGGATTATATTTTACCAATTTCTACTTGGGAATCTTAATGACACAGCGCATAGACATTGATGACTTCAAGGGCGTGTTTACACATGCCGACCTAAGTAACTTGCCCAACAGCATTTCGACAGAGCTGAAGAATTTTCGGCCTGTTAATGGCAAGCTGGTTAAAACTTATGACTTAAATGATATTGATGGCGTGTGTCCGATACAGCTTGCAACTGGATACTCCGTATTAAATGTTTATACATACATTAATGAGAATCTTGATAATGGATTCGTATATTTAGCGACTATACAGAAAGCATCTGACGGACAGATATGGATTGTACTGTTTGATGATAATATTGCAAGTGGAGAGCCAGACACTTTATTGCCATTCGGTACAAATTCATTCTGGGTTAAAGGCGACTCCATGACCTTTAACACTTATGGCAAAGTGATGCTGACTAATGTTTCTGTTACTGGCAACACCAGCGCAAACAGTTATAACTTTCCAGCTTCTTCGTTATTCCATATGCCACATACAGTCGAAGACACGGATGCCTCTGGAGCCATCGCGTATGGCGGGGGACAATCCGTACTTGGTCATGCCGTATATCAAGAAGACGATGTGGAAATTACGAAATTTAACGATACCGCGTGTTTTCATAATGAGATTATTGACGGGTTGATTTTTAATGCTGGTGCGCCAGATTACGACTATGGTGTTGTGCGTATGCAGGAAGCAAGCGGGAGAGTATTCGCAATAACCCGTAGCAAGGACACGGATGCTGGATACGACAAGTTGTGGTGGTATAATTCTGGCTGGACACGGATACCAGAAGCACACTTCGGAGAAACAATAGATACAGACGACTATATCCAACTGCTTCATATCGCAGAGATGGATGGCGATTTATACCTTGTTTTCATGCACTATGATGATTCTGATACTGGGACTGAGTATCATTATAGAATGTCAAGACTTTCTGACATTAACGGAACTCCAACGTGGACAGATGACCTTATTGATTTAGACCTTGGTGCCGCAGACAAGTATGGTTCTGGACTCACGGTATTTCCACAAGATGATGTTACATCAGTCACTTATTCAACTGGTGGGACTGACTATTTAATTGTTTACATAAATGACTCATCTGCATCAACTACATGTGGTGGCCTCTTGTGTAAATATAAAGCGCCAGATGCCAGTGTCACAGTGATGACAAAACCGACATTTGCAGACTCAGACAATAGAAGTACGGTTGGAATAGCAACCGCAGAGGCAGTCGGCACTATATATATGGCTGTCAACAATACTACAGATACGACACTTGAGATATACTGGGAGGATGGAATACTTGCGCCTTCATCGTGGAGTTTGATGAATTTACCGTCGTCCATTAGTGGATTGACTGGCACCTTTACATGGCAAATGACCGATTATTTTATTACTGCATTTGTAGACCGAGGCTCGGCATACCCAAGCAGCATTGCGACTATCGCAAAGCTGAACGATGATGAGGGCGATGACTACTATGCCTTGGTGGAGTATGATACTGTGGAAGAAGAGTGGACGGGTCATTCGAGTTATTACTTCGATGCCTCGACACATACAGTCCACAGTTTGTATCAGTCTGTCCATCATGATAGAACTGGATATTACTACCTGTCTAATGTTGTTGAGACTGGAGTTTCGTCAAAAGTCTATTTATCCACTTCCGCGCTTACAACCACACCGATACATACCGCAACAGCGTCACTTTATTGGGTGCCAGCACTACTTTCTTACGAACAGACGATTCCTTCTGGTACGGATGCCGATGACTGGCTAACTTCAATTAGTTTCTTATTCGGTGATGCAGACCAAGCACTTTCAGCAAATCCAACAATATCAAGAGTCATTTCCATTGGTGCGAACCCAGACTATACTGAATATAACGGGCTTATAGAATACAATGCCTCTTTTGGTGCGTGTATGGGATGGGTAGAATTATTCCAATCGCTAAATCAAGATTTAGACCAATCGTTTTATCAGAAGACAGCGCAAAACCCGATTGTCATGGACAAGGGTATTTTAAGGCTTTATGGTGGCGCACAAGCTCTGTTTGGTGCAAATGAGATTGAAAACCTGTGGTTTGGATATGTAGACAGGGACTTTTATGACGAACTATATAGCCCGACTGCTGGATTTTTCGCATACCAAAATACGCCAGAAAAGCCAGCTAGTTATGAGAATACCTCTGGAACGACTGCTGAATTGTCACTTATAGGCACTGGTGATGGTTCTGGCGCAGAGACAAGATTCTTGGCTCGCTCGCTTGTCTATGACGGTGAGCAGGAGTCGTTACTTAGTGACACTATAAAAACGATTGTTGATGTAGATACTGATTTAGCCACTCTCAGAATGCGATTGCTTGACGCTTCTGCATTACTTGAACCCAGAAGCTCAATAAGGGCTACTGGGGCAAAGCTATATAGCATGACATCTGGTTCTGATACGGCAACGGCTTCACTAATAACGGATGCGTCGTTTATTCTAAAGGCATCAGACAGGCAGTTTTATAGTAAAACTGGCAAGGGTTCTGGATGGCTTTGGGTGGATAATCAGACAACGACTCCCGTAGTGACAAAGTTTGTTAGCTATAACAATGTGGATTATGGAACAATAACATCTGTGACGGATTTGGGTGACGGATTTTTAATCAGCTATACGGGAAGCGCAGGAACTACTGGTTCATTATATAACGCCGTATGGTATTACAATACTGTAGACCTTCCAACTGGCACTGCTGGAGTGAATGGCTATTGGGGTGGAACCACTGGGGTTTTAATAGATACCGCCATTGATTTTACATCGAATACCCCGCTTGGATTGCTGGTTGCCGCGATAGACACAGATGGCACTGCAAGGTTTGCGGCTGGAACTGGAGCAGGGGATAATCACTCACTTGCAGTCACATCAGTTGCAAAACACGCAGTTCTTATAGACTCTAATACTGGTGGTAGTGCATCATTCAAATATATATTTAATGCTAATCCATATCTATTCTATAAGGTATCTAACGATTATTATTTATATGCTATAATCTCTTGGGCTAACATAGACGGTTCTGAATATCCACTCGCTGGAGTAAAATCATTACGAGTCAACTCTGATTATGCAAGAGTTATTGCGAACCGAATGTGGCAGGGCAGGGTTGTCTTAGATGTTGGCGGTGAAAACGAAGAGCAAGTCTCTGCCGTTACATATTCAGAACTTAATAAGTTAGATGTCACGCCTGTAAGTAACTTAATCAAATTCCATGACCGCGAAGGCGGTGGAATTACTGGAATAACAGAGATATTTGGTCGCCCAGTCATTACAATGAAGCAGGGAATCTCAATTATAGATAGCAAGACAGCCCCAGCATCGCCCAATAACTGGACTGTCTCTGAATCTGTGCATAATATTGGCAATATTGCGAAACATGGCATGGTATCTGCAATAGGGACTGTTTATGTCTGTTATTATGACGGTATCTATGGATTGAATGCTAACAATCTGGCTGAGACAGACCAGACACCAACTGAACGCCTGAAGATTTCACAAGAGATTGATGAAGTCTACCAAGCCATTACAGACAAGACTGCAATCGTTGGCGAATACAACCAGCAGTTAAATGAGATTGTATGGAACTTTGGCTCAGAGGTATGGGCTTACTCGCTGGTTAGAAATGACTGGCGTGAGATAGCAACACAGACAAGTATTGACATACTCACTATTGACGAAAATGCCGACTTATTGGCATTCGATAAAACTGATGGTGATTTGCGCTCATTTGAGTTTTCAAAGACTGCGGCGCTTGGTACTGCACAATCAACATGGAAGTCTAAACGCTATGCTTTTAACTTAGATAGAAAAAGCCTTGTACGCACTTTAAGTGTATATTACGACACGGATGACGACTTTACCATTAACATATTTCTTAATGATAATGATACAGTCACTCCTGATGGCACATATAGCGTTGCAAAACGTGCTGGAGAGAATGTGAGACATATCCCACTCAAAAGATATGCCAGAAACTTTCAGGTAGAAATAGTAACCGAGGATTCTGTTAATAGCTTTGAACTGCATAAAATAAGATTGGAAGTAGAGGAATAACATGGGTTTAGCGGCTGGGTTAGCAATTGCAAGTGGAGTGAAAGCTCTTGGGTCTTTTGCGTATAACAAGTACAAGAACAACAAGCGCAAGAAGTTTGGCGACTCTTCACTTGGAAAAGAATTGAAACGCATTGGCGAAGAGGGTAAATTCAGCCAGAAAGCCAAGGGGTTAATTCAAGGAGGTGCTAATCGCGCATCTGCCAATGTTGCCCAAACAGGCAAGGCTTCATTTGCTGGTAGACTTGCATCTCGAGGACTAGAGGGCAGTGTAGCTGGACAACGTGGACTCAATGAGTTTGATATTGAACGTCAAAGAGCCGTTGCCGAGACTGGCCGTGAGGTAGAATTAGCCAACGAAGGCTCCAAGGTAGAGGCTAAGTTGTCATTTGCTGAACGTAAATTGGCAGACGAGAGAGAGCGAGAAGGCTTAGAACGTGCTAATGTGAATCAGTTGATTGGTGGCCTTGGTGAAGCGCCAAGTCTTGGAGTAAAAGCCTATTATGGAGACATGGCAACAAAGAGGCGTGTAGACGCATTTAAAAATGTTGACAATATTGGAGCATTGCAAGACGCTGTAGCTAACAATGATATTACGCAACAAGATTTTCTTACTATTATATATCTTAAACGCCTA